TTTGGCCTTGCTCAGTGGACGTTTTGGACTCGGAAGCAAGCCCTGCTGGATTTTGCTAAGGCGTCTGGAAAATCTATCGGAGATCTCATTATGCAGCTGGATTTTCTTTGGGAAGAGCTGTTCGAGAGCTACCCCGGCGTGCTGGCGGTGCTGCGGGCGGCAACCTCTGTATTGGAGGCTTCCAATGCCGTGCTGCTGAACTTTGAGAAGCCGGCAAACCAGAGTAAGGATGTTCAGAAGAAGCGTGCTGAGTATGGGCAGCGGTACTATGACCAGTTTGCCTCACAGACTGCTCCTGCGTCCGACTCTGATTTGGAACAGTTCAGAAAACTCTTTCAGGAAATGAGAGCTGAACTGCAGGACAACGACTGTGGCCAGTGGAGCGCTGAGGCGCGGCAGTGGGCGTTGGATATGGGTTTGATTACCGGCAACGGGACTGTCATCAATGGTGAACCCAACTATATGTGGCAAGACCTTGTTACCCGTGAACAGTTCGTGACGGTGCTCTACCGTCTTGCTCAAATCATGGGGTCGCCGGCATGAAAAGTATCTACGGTTAGTAACGAAAATATCTGACCGTTCGGAAATAAAGAGGTGAACTTCAATGGTCGATATCAACAACATTGTATCCCGTGGTGGGTACCTGGTGGATGGCGTGACAGGAGAGAAAGTCCTGTTCTATGAGTGCGATCCCAGAAAAAACACGGAATGTAATCGTGAAATGTGTCGGGGTGGCGGGGCAGAGGATGAGGGTGGCTTCGGGTTCTGCTCTAAGACACTCGATCCGCGTTTCCGTAAAGACGGCGGTAAGGCTTGGTATGCTGTGCTGAAGACATCAGAGGACGGCGGCGAGCCTTACTGGGGCAGAGAATACGTGGAGGTGGTTTGAAGTGATGACAGTTCAAGAATGTATCCAGTACGTTGAAAGCCATCTGGAGATCCGCCCTGCGACGGATAACGGAGCTTATACCAGCGGAAGAACGATCAAGCCTGCTGGTTGCGTAAACCATTCTGTTGGCTGCGCCCAACCTTCTGTCGATGTGTTTTTCAACACGATGAACAAGTCCAGTGCGGGCTGGGGTGTTAATGCTCTCCTTGGTGACTTCCATAAGGGCGAAGGACGAATTATTCTCGCTTTGCAATGGAATGGTCGCCCGTGGGGATGCGGTTCCGGCAGTAAGGGTTCGTGGAATAACACGAAGGTGCAGTGGGAGATTTGCGAACCCGCAGGCCACACCTATGCTGGTGGCACGATGGTCGGATACGACGTGGCGAAAAACCAGGGCTATTTCGACCGGATGTGGAAAATGGTCGTGGCATGGAATGTCTATATGGTCAAGAAATTCGGATATCCGATTTCTGGGATCAGCGATCATGCAGAGTCATATCGTGCCGGCTACGGCTCTAACCATGGCGACGTGGGGCAGTGGTGGCCGAAGCATGGCAAGAGCATGGATGCTCTGCGGAAGGAAGTTCAGGAAATTCTCAATGGCGAAACGGAGGATGATGACATGGATGTAGCACGTTTCAAAGAACTCTGGGGCGAAATGCGTAAGGAACTCCAGGACAATGACGCAAGCGCATACAGCGCAGAAGCACGCGAGTGGGCAACGAAGAATGGTCTGATCGCCGGTAATGGTACGACCGTCAGCGGCGAGCCGAATTGTATGTGGGGTGACATTTTGACCCGCGAGCAGTTCGTCACCGTTCTTTATCGTTGGACTCAGATGATGGGCAAGGCGTAAAATGACCATCTCGATCGAGCGTGGTAAGAAGAAAAGCAAGCCGAAATCGAAGAGGCCACGCCTTGGATTTACCAACTGGCTTGCTGTATGTATCATGATTTTCCTTGCCGCTGGATTGGCCGGCGGCTTTTACCTTGCTCGACTGAGTATCGTATATGGGTATACTGGGGCACTGGCTTGCTACACGGCAGCTTTTGCCCCGATAGGAACTGCCTGCAGTATTGTGCTCAGTAAAATTGTACACAAGAGCGAGGTAGAAAACTCTGGTGCTGATGGAGAAGGAATTAAATTCGCAACTGCTAAAGCACACAATTTTTGTGAGGACGGCATAGAGGGCAGCAAAGAAAGCCCTGCAATATAAAAAAGGAGGATAGAGTGCTATGGATTCTGAATGGGTACGACTGATTGTATCGGTGTTGTCTGGTCTTGCCGCAACTATCCCGCTGGCAATCCAGCTGGTGAAGTATGTGCGGAAAACGATCCAGGACAAAAACTGGCCGGAAGTTGTTAAGCTCGTTACCAGTTACATGGAACGCGCCGAGACGATGTTCGAGAAGGGTGCAGATCGGAAGGAATGGGTCATGGCTATGGTTAAGGCTTCTGCCGATACTGTAAATTATGATCTCGATATGGACAAGATTTCCGATCTGATTGACAGTCTGTGCGATATGAGCAAGATTGTCAACGGTACCTCCAATACGGCGCGATAAGCACTTTGGAGGGACATGACATGAACATGGGAGAGATCTTGGGATGGAGCGGCGGAACGCTCCTTTTGCTTATGACCTTTGTTCAGGTCGCCCCGATCAAGGTAAATCCTTGGTCGGGGTTGGCAAAGAAGATTGGCAGGGCAATCAACGGTGAGGTGTTGAATGAGATCGCCGACATCAAAAAGGAACAACGTGAGACACAGGATAAGCTCGAAAAACATATTCAGGATGATGATGAGCGAGATGCGAGTATGCACCGCCAGCGTATTCTGCGGTTCAACATTGAGCTTATGAGGGGTGAGGGCTTTACACTTGAGTGTTTTAATGATATGCTCCTTGACATCGACGAGTATGAGAGATTCTGTGAAACACACCCCGGATATAAGAACAACCGAGCGGTCATGGCTATTGCTAACATTAAGCGAGTATACCAAGACCATGAGGAAAACGGTGGGTTCCTTGTATGAATGAAGAGGGGTACAGAAATGTACCCCTCTTTTTTTTGCTAATAGTCTCTATTTGACATGGGTGGTATTGGTGTGTATAATATATAAGGTGTACACAAACCACGAAGCCTATCTGAGGTTTTAAGGTGTTACCACAAATTTTACCACATTTGACTATCACAAGATAAAACAAGATAAAAGCAAAATGGGTAAAAAAGTTTTGGATTTCATGCGAAATGTGAGATAATAAAGCATGATAAGGCAAGATAGAGCATACCGTGAATTGTTCCCGACGATGAAGCCCTTAGACAAGTAAACCGTTGTGGCACAAGGGTTTGGGAGGAAAAGCATAGCTGGTTATACCCACAGGTTACCCATTTTGCCGCAATAAAGAATACGCTTATAGGACAAAACACCGCCCCTGCCATGTTTGGCAAGGGCGGTAGTTTTATGCTATCAGCTTTGCGAGAAAATTTGATTCACAAGCGCAACAACTTCGCTGCGTGTTATGATGCGGTCGGGCTGGACAGACGCAGCGTTTTGAATCCAGCCATAGGCAACGGCGGTCATAATGTTTTTGTACGCCCAGTGTTCAGAATAGGAAACGTCTGGCATGGGCGCAGTCTTAGCGTCTACAAAGCGTGTCAGAACGGCAAGGAACTGCCCGTAGGTCAGATTATCATTTGGGCAGAACAAGCCGTTACAGCCGTTCAGAACGCCCACGGAAGCGAATGCAGAAACGGCATCGTGATACCATGAATCATTGGCTACGTCCGAAAAAACGCTTACAGCGCCCGTTAGAGCGGCTTTGCTGCTATCGGTCAAGGAACGATAAAGCAGTACGGCAAACTGCGCCCTTGTGATAGGCTCGTTCTCATGTAGCTGTCCATCGCCATAACCGGCAAGCACGAATGGTTTGTTGGGGTCAAGCTCCGCATTGCCAGCACACAGTTTCACTCGTTCTTCCTTTTGCGGGGTTGCATTCGGCGTAGAATGATGGTGTCCAGAATGAGAGGGGCGTGTGGGTGCTGGCGGTGTTTCTTCGGGAGTTTCCGGTTGCGAGGGTTCTTGGGGGAGGTCAGATGCAAAGACAAACTTTGCGCCGAAATCGGGGCTGTCAATCTCGCAGTCAATCACTTCACCGATGAAAACGGCGTTTGAATTTGCGTCAAAACGGTTTCCCATATAGTCTTTGTAGAATCCGACGGGCTGCTTTCCGATATAGACGCTATCCATGCTGTCGGTGTAACTCATACGAAAAGCTGCATTCGCTATCATTCTTACATCGTCAGCGCCATTTTTGCCGGTGTTCCCATAGACAGCGGTATCAATCATTTCCGTTTCGCCATGAACTGCAATTCCACCGCCTAACGTTGCGCTGTTTCCCGTGATTGTGCAGGAGGTCATTTTACAGTATGCACCACTTTCTATCTGAATCCCGCCGCCTGTATATGAGCCCGTTGCTTCGTAGGCAGCTTCATTTCCTTTGATGGTACAACCGGTCAATTCGAGCTTACCTTGACAGTTGATAGCACCGCCAACACTGCTTGATTTGTTATTACAAAGTGTTGATTGGTACATCTCGACAGTCGATACTTCGCTTATCCATATTGCGCCCGCACGTTTGCCATTGTTATTTTCAAAATGACAGTTTTCTATTTTTGCAGCGGTTGCGAATAGTGACATAGGAATCCAGTCTGATAAGACGTTCCTTACGGTGATGTTCAGCAAAGAGAGGTTTGTTTTTATTTCACCTGTATTATATTTATTTACATCAATGGCGGCACTACACGGATAACCCATGCCGTCCAAAATGATGTTTTGAAATACAATGCTGTTGGAGGTATCTCCATAAATGCTGAAATATATATTTATCGTTTCGTCCAGCGGCACGATGGTGATTTGCTTTTCGGCATCGCCAATCACGCAATTTTCGGTAATGTTAATCCTATCGCCCAGCGTAATCGTGTCTCCATCATCGGCGGCAGAAATGGCGGCTTGCAATTCGTCCAAAGAATAAACAACTACAGCAGTTTCAGCGGGTAAATCATCGGGCTGCGTTTCTGCTTCATCCTCTATGGCAAGGGCATTCGGTGAGAGGACGGAAACAAGCAGCAGACAGGAGAGAAGCGCAGAGAACAAGCGGTTTCTTCTTTTCATGGGAGCAGCGACCTTTCTTTATTTTTTGGAGCGCAGCAAGCCGACCATGTTTACAATCGCCGCAATTTCCTGTTCACTTAACCCCGAAACGTCCACAAAGGAGCAGTTGTCTCCACGCAAAAGATAGTCTGTTGAAACGCCATAGAGCCGAGCCAACGCAACAATCATGTCCGGGCTTGGCTGTCGCATTTCAGTTTCGTACAAGGACACAACGGAGCGTGTTACGCCAATGGCAGCGGCAACCTCTGTTTGTGTCATTCCCCTTTGTTTCCGTAATTGTTTCAGCCGAGCGGCAAAACAGGTCATACAAGTACAATCCTCCTAAATTCTACTGCAAACGGCGTTACTCTTGGTGTCGCGTTATGCTGCAAATTGCAACAAAAAAGGACGGGCAGAAACCCGTCCAGCGCCGCTTGGTACTCTATCCGATTACGGAAAATGAATACAAAAATGAAACCACCGCAGCGGGTGAATCGCCCAGCCTACGGTGGTTATTCTTTTCCGACTTTCTTAAACTCCGTTATGATGCGATGCAGCGTATCAATCTGACTATCGGACAGTTCGGAAACATCAATCGTCTTTCCTCCGGTCACGCCGAGCAGATAGTCCGTTGTAACACCGAAGTATGCGGCAATCCGAATCAGAACGTCGAATGTTGGATAGCCAAGACCATTTTCGTATTTGCTGACAACCGCTTTGGAAAGACCGACCTTTGCGCCAAGTTCCTGTTGCGTGAGGTCACGGGCAGTTCGGAGCTTTTTAAGATTTTCTCCAAATTCAGAGTAATACATAGCATCACCGCCTTGCGGATAGTTTACCGCAAAAACGGTATATAAATCATAGACTTCAATCAACGATATATTGATTTAAGAAAAGAAGTGTAGTAAAATGGCGGTAAGCATGAGACTTTTGAACGTTAGGGGTGCTGCGCTGTGCGAGTTTGTAGTTTTTGCGGTCACAGCAAAATATATTCTCCGTATGAGGATATAAAGGCAGCAACGCAGCAGATTGTGTCGGGCTTGATTCAAGATGGCTATGATTGTTTTCTTGTTGGAAACTACGGACAGTTTGACAGGTTAGCAGCGTCGGTGTGTCTGGCGCAAAAGCAGGAACACCCATTTATAAGGGTCTGCCTTGTGATTCCCTACTATCGTCCAAAGCTGGATAGCTATGAAAAGGAATACCATGCGCGGTTTGACGATGTTATCGTTCCTGCATTGGAGGACGTTCCGTATCAATATCGGATTGTTCGTGCAAATGAGTATATGGTAGACCGAGCCGAAACGGTCATTGCCTATGTCAATACACCAATCGGCGGGGCTGCAAAAACGCTTGCCTATGCAAAGCGGAAAAAGAGGCGGATTTTTTACTTAGCAAATAATACTGTGAATAGCAACAGAGACGGGAGCGGTAAATGAAACAGATAAAAAAGAATGGGCTTCTTTGGGGCATAGTAGGAACTATCGCATTGCTGGTTATTGTCGCGGTAGTAGTGCGAACCCCCAAAACGTGTCACCACGTCGAAGTGATTGACGCTGGAAAAGAAGCTACTTGTTTTGAACCCGGACTGACAGATGGAGTGCATTGCTCTATTTGTGGTGAAGTCTTGAAAGAACAGAAAATCATTCCTGCTTTAGGACATACAACAAATGCTGGAATATGCAGCAGATGCGGAGAGTCCATTGGTGTTTGGACAACAAGAAACTATGTGGATGAATTTAATGAGCCAACGTATATGCGGTATGTTACAACAACAAGTAAATTAACAGGCACTTTCAGCAACACCGCTGCTACAAACGAGAAACTGACAGCAGATATAATTGTTGATTCCATAAACGTATCATTCATTCTGTACGAATATGGAAAGTACCAAGTAAAAAGCAATCTTGATAGCAGCTATCACATTACAATCAAATATGGAACGTCCAAGCGAAACGTAATCGGCAAACTCAATTCTGACAGAATAGAAATATATGGGAAGCAGGATATCGCTGATTCGATGGAGGCATTGCGCTCTGGCGAGACGGTAAGCTTTTACATTGAAAATTCTGAATATACTACAACGCAATACCGCTTTTCGGTCGATTCATCAAACTTCTCGATAGAGTATGATAAAAATATCTTAGGGTTGACGGATGAAGAAATTTCCAAAAGGAAAGAAACGCCTGCAACGCCGCAAATCGTAGTAGAACAACCCAAAACAGAAGAAGAACAGGCTTATTTTGATGCGCAGGTTTTGACAAGAAAATATGACTATGAGGGTGCATATAAAAAGCTGTGCGAAATTCCAGATTATGAGAATGTTTCTGAAATCCTCCCTCTACTGGAAAAGGCAATAAACACGGTCTATGAGTGCGAGGACGAAACTTCGGTTTCATATCTATGGGTTAGAACGGAGATATATTTTTATACTGCACATAATTATTATAGCGCTGTAAAATGGATAGAGTATCCAAGCATTAACCGCTATATCGAACCAATAAAAATGTCACAGACTGATGAATCTGCGGACGGTTGCATTATGAACTACTGTTATAAGTGGACTGTATCTGATGATTACAGCAGTATCGCGGAAGTTGAAATAGACCGAGACGGCAATGAAAAGGGTGAAATGTACCGCAGAACATGGACGAGGATGGACGGCGTCGATGTAGGTGCTGCGATTGAACGGGTTAAAACTTATATGCAGAAGTAGGGCGGGGAAAATCCCCGCCCCTTTTCATACGTCCAGACACAAGTGATTTTCTATGGCTTGCTCTAATTCCCTTTGCTGGATTCCGATATATGCTTGTGTGACTGCGGCGCTGCTATGCTGTAGCAGCTTTTGAACAAGAACGATATTGTAGCCGTTCTTTGTGTAGATTTCTGTTGCGTAGAACTTTCGGAATGAATGTGTGCTGATTCCGGTATAGCCGAGGTAGTCACAGACGATTTGCAGATGCTTTTGGATTTGCCGTGTAGTGAGCGGGAATATCTGTGCGTCTGCGGAAATGTTGTTGTCCATGCAGTAAAGCCGTATGAACTGGTACAAGGCAAGCGGAACGGTAAATACGCGGGCTTTACCTGTTTTCTGTTCAATGATAGAGAGCCGATAGCGTTCACCATCTTTTATGATATCAGAGAGCCGCAGTCGGACGATATCAGAAATACGCAAGCCTAAGTTTGCTTCAAGCATGAGCGCCGCAGCGATGCGCTCATTTGGTCGGCAACCGGAAAAGCCTTGCTTCATGGTTTGGATGATTTCTTTGTATTGTTCTGCGCTCAGTGCGATTGTCCTTTTGTTCATGTAAGTACCCCCCTAAAACGAAGTCTTGAAGAAGAAAAAACGAACTTTTTCGCTTACCAACAGAAAACGCTTGAAAATGCTTGACTTTGCGGTTCGTTTTTCTGATGTTATAGGAACAGTGTGGGAAAAGCGGGGATTTCTCCCCGCTCCCAAGCTCAGAGATTGAACAGCCCAAACGCAAGCAGAAACAGCAGCGCAAGCAGCGGACAGGCACAGGCGAGAACGGCGATAAAAATACAGGCGATAGCTTTTCCCATGATATGATTTCCTTTCTATGTACGATATTTAGCCCAAAATATAATCAACAGCTTTTGCGGCTGCACCGCTGGCAGCAATGACCATCCGTTTATCGTTTTTCAAGACGGTTAGCCAGCTTTGAATATAGGCAGCATTGTTGCGGAATGTTCCTTTGGTTTCAATTCCCGCATAGTTGAGAAGCGCGGCAGCGCCGATTTCAGCGGTCAATTCTTCCTTGCTGTATTCCGCATTTCCAAAGTGTGCAGTTGCTTTTAGACGGTTTAGGCGTGTGTGGTGTCCGGTGCTGTGCGTGATTTCGTGAAAAGCAGTTGAATAGAACTCGCCCATGTTCCGAAACTGCTCAACAAGCGGCAGCACGATACAGTCTTTTGATGGGCTGTAATAGGCTTCATCGCCTAACTGATGGTGGATTTTGATATGCTCCCTTTTGCTATAACGGTCGATGATTTCATCGGCGGCGGGTATGGGTGTCGGCTCTGCGGTCTGATTGAATCGCGGGGTAATGCCGTCGCATTGGTCGATGTGGAACACGTTGTAATAACGCAGCATAGGAATCAGACGGTCAACGGGCGATTGCGTTTCATCGTCCTGCATATCGGACACTTTGACCTGTTTCCAAAACACAACGATTTGCGATTTCTCGCCCTTGCGGACAGCGCCGGCGCGTGACAATACTTGACTGTAGGTGTAGTATTCGCCGGGTTTGCCTAACAGCATTTGATTCAACAGACTGTACGGTTTTCCGGTTGTTCCGCTGATAGCGCCGTGCTGTGTACCTGTCCAAGGCTTTTGCCAAGGAATAACGCCTTGCTGTAGCTGGTGGATGATTCTTTCGGTTACGGCTTCGTAAATATCAAACTTTGCCATTATAAACGCTCCTGTTCTTCTTGATTTGGAGCGGGGCGGCGTGCTATAATCACACTACCACCCCGCAAGGGTTGGTGTTAGGCTGCTTGTCCGCTTGCTTTGGTCGGCGTTCGGACAAGTGGTCTTTCTTTATGCGCTGACGGAAAAGCGGCGGCTTTGGCTCTGTCGTGTAAATGCAGCATAAACGTCGGGCATAGCCTTTTTGAACTCGCTGCTATTGAAGCGTGAAGTCAATACAGAGCGCCAGCGGACAATAAACCTGCCTGCGGTAAGCTCCTCTGTATCACGCGCCAGCATTTCCGCTTTGATGGTGTCGCGGATAGCTTCGGCTTCTGTGGCTGCGTCCTGCGCAAGCTGCTCCCACTCCTGCATTTTGACAATACGGGTTTCCAATTCTGTTACTGACATTTTTATATCTTCCTTTCATTCTTTTAGGGCTTTGGACAGGCAGCAGGTGGCATTAAACATCTATGCCTGTTGGCAATCTCAATCTCTCTTATCCGTTCCTGCTTTTGTCTTGCGTTCTTGGTTTCGGCTTGCGCTTACTTTCGTCCGCCTTGACCTGTCCGGTGTTCCCTTGTGTGACTACAATATATCAGTTAACTGATAATTTGTAAAGATGGCAAAGTGCATAAAAGTTAACTGATATTCTTGTGCAATATATCAGTTTACTGATATTTCTATAATAGGTATAATGAAGTGGGGGTGATACTATGTCAACAGAAGCGCAGAAGCGGGCAAGCACGAATTATAATCGTAAGCAGGATAATATAATGGTGCGCCCGACGAAGGAAGAAGGTGCGGCAATACGCGCCGCCGCTGCAAGTGTCGGACAGTCTGTGCAGGCGTATATCCTGCAAGCAATCAGAGAGCGTATGGAGCGGGAGCAGGCACAGACGGGGGGCGGTTTTGGTATTTCTGCCGCCTGTCCAGAAGAAAAACATATGTAGTCGGTCAATGTAACCGTGGGAATTGCAAAAAGAAGCCGTGCCTTATTGAGCAGAAAATAACTGCCCGATAAGCACGGTTTTTATATTTTAGGACACACAAAGGGCGCTCGGCTGGCTATACCGTCGCTATCAATGCAGCGCCTGTAACTTGCTTTGAACGCTTTTCAAACAGCTTGAGGGTATCCCCCAATTCTCTTTATAAGGGCAGGGGTACGAAACCTTTGTAGGACAAGGCTTTGCCGAGGCAGTTAGGACACACGGCGTGCCTTTTTTTGATGTTTGGAATAAGGGTGTACCTGTTGCGGTTGGCAATGTAGGGTACACCCTTTGCGATTAGTGTTAGTAGAAAGTGTCCACCCAAGGGTGCAGCGCTCCGAGGAGCCGATGCTGCTACTGTAAAAAGTGAAATGGCAGGAGGTGAGTAAATGTCAGAATTACTGAAACGTATTCAGACCGGGCAGCGGCATATCGCAGAATATGCCCGTCCAAATGCAGATTTTATATGCCCTGTCTGCAAACAGGAATCGCCTTGCTATGCGTCTTTCGTGACGCTGCAAGCTGGCTATGGCAGCGTCCATGACGGTGAAAAGGCAAAGGTTAGGGTGTGCGGGGATTGTGTAGACCAACTGTTTAAGAGATTAGAAGTAAAGGAGGAAACGAATTGACGGGATTTACAAACAGCGATATAGGACAGAAAAAAGCCTTTGATGCAACTGTGTGTTTCTCTTTCTTTGGAACATGGATGGAAGCAATCGAAACTTACGAAACAGAAGCCGACGCAAATAGTAATGCCTATAGTTTGTTTAAGGCGATTGCATACTACTCAATGTATGGAATTGAGCCCGAGTTTGAAAATACTGGATTGAATGCGATATGGCAAATTCTATCACGGGAGATTGATAACAGCGTAAATCGCCGTAAATGTCGTTTTGGCAAAGAAGAAGTAACCGAGCGGGAACAAGCGGTTATTGACGCTTGGAAAGCATTTCCCCATGCTTCTGTGCGTGAAGTAGCAATGACAACTGGTATTCATAGGAGCAGTGTTGAGCGAATCAAGCGAAAATACTGGAGACAATTAGAAGAATTGCGGCGGACTGCTATTGCTGCTGGTGATAGTGAATGTGTTTCTTCTAATAGTCAAGATGGTGCTATTGATTGTTCTCGTGGTAATGGTATTACTGAGACGAGACAGCGAGACACAACCGAGGAAATGCTCTTTGACGAAGATGAAGAAGCTATGCGAGAATGGATGACTGTGAATCCAAATGAGTGTTGCGTAAGAGATGACGAATTGCCATTTTGAAGACGGTTTATATGCTTTTATGGACGCCAAGAACATTTACATAGAACGTGTCAACATTTTCTTTTTGGATGCTATATCCATTGTGACACAAGGGATTGCAGGATTGACAAACCGCTATTTTGCTCAGCAAAGCCCTATCGGTTATGGGCTTTTTCCTTGATTGAACCATTATTTGCATAATTGCAATCATTGAGCATGACATATCCGCCGATTATCGGCGTACAGACACTGTGCTAAATGTCAGCGCATAAAATAACTACCTTGAATCAGTAACCGCTTGCGCGGTCATATCTTCGCCAAAGGCAAGAGGGTAACAGTGCAAACAGGAGGTTTTAGTGAACAGCATTGTTACGATTCCCGTATGGGAACGATATACGTTGTCGATTGAAGAAGCAGCGGCATATTTTAGAATAGGAGAAAATAAGCTGAGAAAAATTGTAAGTGAAAACAAAGATGCAGACTATCTGTTATGGAACGGCAACCGCCCGCAAATCAAGCGGAAAAAGTTCGAGCAGCTTATAGACCGCTTGAGTGTGGTGTGAGAGAAAAACTTGAAAAAACAATCCGCTTGTGGTAAGCTGTGATACAGCCTATAAGCGGATTCTTTCGTATGAAAGGAGCCGTAATGACAGGTAAGCGAGATAAAAAAGGCAGAGTATTAAGGCAGGGTGAGCGTCAGCGCGAGGACGGAAGATATGAGTACCGCTATAAGGACACGCATGGAGAAACAAGAAGCGTCTACAGTTGGCGATTGGTAGAGAGTGACAGCACCCCGAAAGGCAAGAAAAATGGAAAGCCTTTGCGGGAACTGGAAAAAGGCATTATCCGAGACGTGGAGGATAACGTAAACGGCTACATGGCGTATAGAACAACGCTAAATAGCTTTTATGACGCTTACATTGAAACCAAGTATGAACTCAAACAGTCAACACGGACAAACTACAAGTATATGTATGGGAAGTACGTCCGCGACGAGATAGGCATGAAGAATGTTGCTGAAATCAAGTACAGTGACATAAAGAAGTTTTACATCCATCTTATCAATGATGTTGGGTTCAAGCCAAACAGCATGGAGACGATTCATACGATTCTTCATCCGGTATTCAACGTAGCTGTCCGTGATGGTTTTATCCGAAACAATCCAACAGACGGAGTTATGGCAGAAATCAAAAAGAGCCATAACTGGGAAAAGCCAAAGAGACACGCATTGACAGAGCCACAGCAAGAACGGTTCATAGAATTTATCTCAGAATCATCGACCTATTGTCATTGGAAACCGTTATTTACGGTATTGCTTGGCACAGGCGCGAGAATTGGGGAAGTTCTTGGACTTCGGTGGGAGGACTGCGATTTTAAGCAGAATATCATTGACATTAACCACAATCTGATATATCGTCAACAGGACAATGGGAAGATGGAATTACATATTACTACACCGAAAACAAAGGCTGGTACGCGCATTGTTCCCATGTTTGCAGACGTTCGGACTGCGCTGCTGCATACGCGGCGAACGCAGATGGAAAACGGATTTAATCAGTGCGTAGTTGATGGATATTCAAACTTTGTGTTTCAAAACCGCTATGGTGAAATGCTAACGCCCCATGTAGTCAACAGGGCAATCGAGAGGATTATCCGAGACTGCAATTTGGACGAAACAGCGCGTGCAAAGCAGGAACACAGAGAACCGGTTCTGCTGCCGCATTTCAGCGCACACAATCTGCGACATACATTCTGCACACGGCTTTGCGAGAATGAGCCGAACCTGAAAATCATTCAAGAAATCATGGGGCATCGAAATATTGAGACTACAATGGACGTTTACAACGAAGCGACCAAGGAACGAAAAGTAGCGAGTTTCGCCAGCCTTGAGGGGAAAATCAAGATTAGTTAATACCGCTGGATTTACCCATGTGTTTACCCATTTTGGGCAAAAAGATATGGGAAGTTATGAGCAGTTATGTGGGAACAGCTACGCACGGGGCGCAGAAAAGTGAGGATATAAGAACCTATGAGACGTTTCGTTTCTCTATGGTAGTATTCCCGAC